CATCAACTGAAACTGGTAAGTTCAGCCCAGGAACATAGCCAGCGACAGTCACAGATGGAAGACGAAGCCAAGTTTAACAACGCACAGCGCAAGAAAGAGGCAACACAGAGGCCGAACAAATGAGACAGTGCTGGGTCTACATTGACGGGGTAGCCTATGAGAAGGGTACTGAGCCCGGAAGAGGAAGTGGAGTACAGGGACCGTTTATCGTGCCTGATTCCCCCGACTTCATATCTCCGATCGACCGCACGGTGGTGCGTGGGCGAGCGGGCGTCCGTGATCACTGTGCTCGCCACAATGTTGTTCCGACGGCTGAGCTTAAGGGCTTGCCTATGGGCATCCAAGCATCCCTTCCTGATAGCAAGGCGATAAGACAGACCATTGTAGATGTAATCAATTCTAGAGGATACAGCGATGCCTGATACTGAAGTGAGCCTACGGGATACCATTGAAGCTGCTGTAGAGCAGGAGGAAACCAATGTCATTGACATTCAGGCCAAGGAAATTGACCCTGCTCCTCCTCCAACAGAGGCAGCACCTGAAGATCCCAAAAGTCCCGAACAGAATGTTGAAGCACAAGCGCAGCAGGGTACTAAAACGCCTGTTGCTCCGCCAGGGATACAGGCCCCTGTAGTTGAGCCAGTTCCTAAGGCTTGGAAGCCTGCTGCTCAAAAGGCATGGGAAACCTTGCCTCCTGAAGTCAAAGCTGAAGTTACACGACGCGAGAGAGAAGTTACTAAGGTCTTTGGTGAAACTAATGTAATGAGGGAACAGGTCAAACAGTTTGGTGAACTCATCAGGCCATTTGAGGCTCGCATCCAATCTGTAGGTTTTACGCCATTACAGGCAGTGCATGAACTTCTGAAAGCGGATCATATCCTGGTCACAGCTCCTTCCACTCAACGTGCCAAGTTCATGGCGCAGTTGATCAAGGAGTACGGGGTTGACATCCGTGAACTAGATAATGCATTGGCCGGACAGGCCCCCGTCGATCCAGTCAAGTCTCAACTCGAGACCATGCTGGCCGAGAAGCTTAGTCCTCTCCAGTCTTTTTTGGCGCAACAACAACAGATTGCACGGCAGCAAGATACTCAAATCCAGCAGGATGCACTTGCCACGATAGATTCAATGGCCCAAGATCAAGCAAAGTATCCGCATTTTGAACAGGTGCGAGCGGATATGGCAGACGTCATTGAGATGAATGCTAAGCGCCAAGTATATCTCACGCCGGAGCAAGCGTACCAGCGTGCGGTAGCGATGAACCCTGAGTGGGGCGCACAAGCGGTCGCGCAACAACAGGCTGGTCAACGTTTGTCGCAAGCTCAGGCCCAAAATGCCCGAGCCCAGAAAGCGTTGAATGCCACAGCCTCAGTTAGTGGCGCACCGGGTGGCTCACCCGTACGTGGGGGTAGTCAGGCAGACATGACACTTCGGGATACTATTGAAGCAGCGTTCAGCCAAGTGGAGGGTCGATAATGATGCGACTCATTAAGCGCCTACTCGGGTTTACACCACCCGAACGCGTTAACCTAGCTGTACCCACTCTTCGTGTCGCCCGGAATGATCCAGGACAACCACGCACGAGATCCACTGGTGACGAGGTAGTGCCTCGTGTACCGGTACCCCCAACTACTTAGGAGAAATGTATGGCTTTTGCCAATGCTGCAATTAGCGACATCATCGCTACCACGATCCAGTCCCGTACGGGGCAGATCGCGGACAATGTGACCAAGAACAATGCGCTCCTGATGCGCCTTAAGCAAAAAGGCAACATCAAGCCCTTCGGTGGCGGCAACGTCATCCTGCAAGAGCTGAGCTTCCAGGCGAACGGTAATGCCGGCTGGTACTCTGGTTACGACTTGCTCCCGATTGCGGCGCAAGACGTGATCAGTGCTGCCCAGTACGACATCAAGCAAGCCGCTTGCCCTGTCACTATCTCCGGCCTTGACCAGCTGCAAAACAGTGGTAAGGAACGGATCATCGACTTGCTTGAAGCCCGCGTCAATGTGGGTGAGAGCTCGATGGCCAACATGATCGCCCAAGGGATCTACAGTGACGGTTTGAGCGCTGGTGGTAAGCAGATTGACGGTCTCCTGAAACAGGTGTCACAAGCGCCTGGTACAGGTACTGTTGGTGGTATCGATCGTCTGACTTGGGCCTTCTGGCGCAATCAGGTCTTTGATGCCTCGACAGACGGTCCTGGTGCTACCACAGCAGCCAACATCCAGAGCTATTTCAATCGGCTCTGGGCAAAGTTGGTTCGTGGCAACGATAGGCCTGACCTGATTGTGGTGGATAACAACTACTGGGGCTTCTACATGGCGTCCCTGCAGAATATCCAACGCTTCAGCGACTCGGATACAGCAAAGCTCGGATTTGTGACGATCAAATTCATGGACGCCGATGTGGTCCTAGATGGCGGTATCGGTGGTTACATGCCCGCGAGCGTTGCGTACTTCCTCAACACCAAGTACATCCACTACCGTCCGCACCGTGACCGCAATATGGTCCCCCTGTCGCCGGGTCAGAGATACTCGGTGAACCAGGACGCTGCAGTGCAGATCCTGGCTTGGGCTGGTAACCTGACTATGTCGGGTGCCCAGTTCCAAGGAGTGATGAACGAGTAAGCCTTGGGGGCCGCGTGGATCCACGGGGACCTGCTATCTCACCTCCTCCCGAGATACCCCTACTATTGCGGCCCCCACCTTCTTTTTAAGGAGAACGATATGCCTGCTGGATTTCCTGGTGCTACGCCTGCTGAGAACCAAGCTAACCCGAGTAAGGGCGCTACGGTCCTCTTTGACCTCTTGTCAGGGCCGAAGGGTTCGCCCTTTGATAATGACAAGGACTTTGCGGCCGCTACCGCGTATTTCCCCGCATCGACTGGGGCCGTTGCCAACTTGAACTGCTCGTGCGGTGCATTGAGTACCGGCATTGGATTTGGTTCGCCGCCAGTCCTGAATGCTGCTCAGATCGCCAATGGTGCTGGTAATAACTTTGACGATGACTACACGGTTGGGGTTAGCACTCCCGATCCAGCGACACCGGCGATTAACTCCATATACATGTATATTGGAGGTGGCAAATGCACCAAGAATGTCGACGGCCTGGCACCACCTGTGCCCTATACCGCTGGTTTTGGTGTTGGCGCTGGTGGTAATGGTGGCCTTGCCACTGCTGGTGGTTCACGTGACGCTGGTGCTGGTCCAGCCTTTACCGGCTTCCGTCTCAAGACTGTTACTGCTGTTGGCGCTGTGGCCAATGGCGCTGTTGTTGAAACCGGCTGGGTTAATCGCTCAGGTCAAGCACTTGTGGCAGCTGATTCGGTCTTTGGTCTCTCCTCAACTGCGAGCGCCGCAGTGGCGTAAACCATGATCAACAGTAATCTGTTGACTTTTGACAGCCTCGGGCGTATCCGGTGTACGACCGAGGCTGTTGACCCCGCCCAGTTCAACGGCGGGACCCCAGTTAAAAACGGTTTGCTATGCCTTACTGCATTAACTCCGAATAACTTCCTAGGAGGTTTCGGTTTTAATTCTAGCAATATCTGTCAGCAGCAAGCTTTGAATCCAGATGGTAATGGGCCTATCGTTGGTAGAAACGGCAGTGCCCGCATTAGCAATGGACCCGCAGCATTTTGGTGGTGTGGACTCCCATTCACTTCTGCTAGTGTCTTAGCAGCAACAACCCGCGTAACACCTTAGGAGTTTAAATGTTCGAAACCACCCTACCAGCGACCGGTTATCGCTGGATCAACTGACAACTACCAGGAGCACCACCATGCCTACGCCACAGTATGACGGTCCAAACTTTGAAGAGGAACACTTGAACGACGACGATAAGTTGTTGTACGTAGAGTTCTTCATGAAAGCTATTGAGGACAAGCACAGATCTGCTCAGGAAGGTCGACCAATCTTCCGTGAAGTACCTTTGATCAAGGTCATCACTCCAGGTTCTCGTGATGCAATGGTTACCAAAGCAACCGAGAATTACCAGCGCCGATTTCCTAAGCACTGGGACCGATTTCAGCGACAGCTTGAACAGGTCATGGAAGGTACACCGCTTGAGCAAGTGCCATGGCTGACCGTAGGCGTGATTGCCGAGCTTAAGGGGGTAAACTGTATGACCCTTGAGCAGCTGGCTGGTATGAGCGATCAGCTCGCCAGTAAAATGATGGGGATGCATGGCTTTCGACAGAAGGCTAAAGCATTCCTCGACGCCGCATCAGCAGCGGCCCCCTTCACACAGATGCAGGCTCAGTTGGAAGAGCGCGACGTAGAAATCGCCGTGCTAAAACAACAAGTTGCACAACTTATGACAATGGCTGCAAAAGCAGCTACGCCAATTGAGAATTGACCGGAGTCGGTCAAACGTGCCTAGACGGTTCTAGGTAACTTTGGAGGAAGTTAGTTATGAATTCATTCTTTGCTTTGATTACCCCACTCGGGGAAGCGCCACCTGGAGGTGGAGGTGGTGGAGGCGGTGGACAGCCGCCTCTTGGTATTTGGGGACCAGGTGATCCGCGACCCACGTTGCCGATCGCTGGTTGGAACCCGGGTAGTGGTAATTTCCCGCAGCCACCGACTGGTGGTCAGCCCCCGTACCCGAGTCATCCGATCTACGGTAACTTCCCGCAGCATCCGATCTTCTACCCGCCGGGCACTCGTCCGCCAGGGCAAGGTGGTCCGATGCCGCAACCTCCGACTGGTGGACAACTCCCCGATGGTACTTGGGGTCCCGGTGATCCGCGTCCGACGCTTCCAATCTCTGGTTGGAATCCTGGCACAGGTCAGTTTCCGGAAGGTCCAGGAGGTGGCGGTGGTGGCGATCGGGAAAAGAAGTTCGAGATGAGAACTGCTTGGTCCGAGCAAACCGGTTGGATCGTCATCTTTGTACCGGCTGAAGGTACGCTTGTTCCGACTCCATCAGAGTCGAAGGATAGCAGCCAGTCTACAGACACTGCATCAATGTAAGGAACTGCCATGCAATACTGGTCTGCTCTGGGCATCATTCAGCAGGTAGCTGGGGAATTAGGTCTTCCACGGCCTGAAACTATTGTTGCCTCGTCTGATGTTCAGGTAAACCAGTTGACTGCGCTCCTGAATGCGTCAGGAAATGAACTGCTCACATACTATACATGGGAGCAGTTCATCCATCAATGGACTTGGCCTACCGTAAATGGACAGGCTGATTACCCATTGCCTACAGATTGGCTTTACTTCACTGATCAAACTCAGTGGGATCAAACAAATCACTGGCCCCTTCTTGGACCGAAGTCTCCGCAAGAATGGGCCTGGCTTAAGAGTGGCCAAGTTGCAGCACTGCCACGCATGCGTTACCGTGTTTACCAAGGTAAGTTTTGGTTAGTTCCAACGCCTGGTGTTACGCCGTTTACCATGTCGATGGAGTATGTAACTAAGAATTGGGTTCAAAAAGCCACAGTTCCGATTACCTATGATGAGCTAATCACAGCAGATGGTGATGCCATTTTGTACCATCCATGGCTCATCATTAAGTTTCTGAAGCTCAAATTCTATGAACTAAAAGGGTTCGATACCACTGCACCCCAAGCTGACTTCATGCGTGTCTTCCAATCTATGTCTGGAAAGAGCAAAGGCGCACCGGTGTTGAGCCTAACGCCATACGCTTCACCTGTATTCATTGGCCCCTGGTCTATTCCAGACGGGTCTTGGAGTACCTAATGGGGCAGATGGTCGCTAATATCTCGACTGTCCCCTCTCCGATCGGGGGACTGAATGCCTATGACAATTTGGCTGCTATGCCGCCAACTGATGCCCTACGACTTGCTAATGTGGTACCACAACCCTTTGGGTGTACAGTTCGTAAGGGGTATCAGCTCCATGCATCGGGGCTCGGCGGGCCCGTGGAATCCCTAACTACCTGGGTCTCATTTGCGGGCGCACGTAAGATATTTGGCTTTGCTGGAGCCAACATGTACGACGTCACTACACCAGGACCGGTGGGTGCCGCGCTCGTAACTGGACTCGGTAATGCCTTCTGGCAGCACATTGGTTATGCCAATGCTGCTGGTACGTTCACTCTCATGTTTAATGGGGCCGATAACCCGATTGTCTATAAAGCTAGTGGCGTAGCACGGTTGACCCTAGGCGACGGCGTTGTTACAGATACGTGGAAGAATGTCAATCCTGCTTCTATTATACAGGCGACTGTCCATCAACGACGGGTCTGGGGTGTAGAGACTAATTCGACCAAGGGTTGGTATCTGCCCCCTGACAGTTACTATGGGATCGCAGCGTCGTTTAACTTTGGACCATGGTTCAAACGCGGCGGCTATCTTGCGGCACTGGCTACGTGGACAGTTGATGCCGGCGGTGGGTCGGACGATTACCTGGTTGCTATCTCTTCTAATGGAGAAGCTGCTGTCTATGCTGGTCTTGATCCTTCTAACACTAGCACCTGGAGGATTATCGGGGTATTTTTTGTTGGAGCTCCACCAAGGGGCAGGAGATTTGTTACGAATGTTGCCGGGGACCTCTACATACTTACCCTTACAGGGGTTGTTTCCATGGCAACTGTAGTGACATCGACTCAGGTCAATGTCAATGCAAATAACACCTACAGTAAGAAGATTGCCTTCCTGCTAAGCGACCTCCTCAACACTCTCAAAGACTTCGAAGGCTGGGAGATAGAGTTCTTTCCTGCTCTAAACTTCCTGTATATCAATGTACCAACCGTTTACGCTGGTGGAAATGGCCAATTGGTGGCTAATCATATTACCACGGCTTGGTGTACGTTTAGCGGAATGGATGCTCGATGCTGGTTGCGAGCAGATGATAACCCATTCTTTGGCGATCCAGATGGAAATGTACAAAGATCTTGGATCCACGACAAAGACGGTATTGCACTAGATGGTACTGGTGGTACGAATATCTTGTCATCAGTACAGCAAGCGTATTCAACATTTCAGAAACCTGCATCACAGAAACAAATTGGTTTGTACCGCCCTAACTTTCTCGGTACGCGCCGGATCATGTTCAATTCATCGGTCCTATACGACTATAACCAGAGACAGCCCCCGCAAGCGGATGGATCAGTCATCCCCACGCCATTTGCTCACTGGGACGAAGGTCTCTGGCATGTAAGTCTTTGGTCCGGGGGTCTAAATGTTCAACGAGATTGGCGATCAGCAGAAGGCATGGGCACAGCTGCGTCATTAGCCCTAGCCCTATCTACGGACTCTGAGTCCACATGGGTTAGTACAGATTATACTATGCGATCAGGGGGTCCGTTATGAAATCAGCTGGTGGTAGTGGTGGTGGTGGTAAAGGCGGACAACAAATGCCTATGCCTACAGGTGGTCCTACGATGCAGGCAGCTCCTACGGGCCCGATGCCTGATGGTGCAGCTGCGGCGCCGACACCACAACAACAGCAAAATCTTCAAAACATGCTTGGCAAGGTTAAAGGCATGATGCCGCCACCTCAAGGTGGTGCTGGTCCTGCACAGGGAGGCGGTAAGAACCAAGCTATGCCGCCTCCAGGCGTAGGTGGACCTATAGGTGCTGGGCAACCACCCGGCGGTGGACCCCCGCCAGGAGCCAGTGGTAAATCGATGCAAGCAATGCCGCGTCCTCCTGGTCCTGGTAAAGGGGGCCAGCAAATGCCGCAGTTCAATGGTGCCGGTGGGACCCAGGGCTGGCAACAGCAACGTATGCAAGCGGCAATGCAAAACCGACGGGGCCAAGTGAATACTCAGAAGGCCAATGTAGCTGCTGCTGAACAAGCTAAGGCCCAGGCTGCAGCTCAAGCAGATGCGCTTCGGACTCAGCAGGCACGACAACGCCAGATGGACGAAGAAGCTAATCAGAACCGGATGTACCAGGCACAGCAACAGTTTTACGGGCAATCGAATGACAGTCCGGGACAGTAATGTATGTTCAATTCGATAACCAGGAGTATCTAGTCGCCGAACTTTGCAGACAGATAGGCCTAGTGTGCACCCCCCATATGAGGTGCATTGGCCGACTAGATAACGAAGGCAAACTTATCGGTATAGTTGGCTATGACAACTGGACTGGTAAGTCGTGTGAAATGCACATGGCGGGCCAAAATGGCTGGCTCACCCGTGAGTTTATACGAGTGGCTTTTGCTTATCCTTTCGATCAGCTTAATTGTAATGTCATCATTGGAGTCGTATCTAATGATAACAAGCTTGCCCTCGATCTTGATCTTCGTCTTGGTTTCAAGTTAATTGCATCGATTCCTGATGCTCATCCTGGTGGTGCGTTGCATATCTTGACTATGCGACGTGATCAATGTAAATGGTTGGAGAAGGTACATGGGAAAGAAACAAGCCGCGCCACCGCCACCGCCTGACTACAAGGCGCTTGCTGTAGAGCAAGGCAAACTCGATAAGGAAACGCTAGATCAGCAGACTCTAGCGAACCGATCGAACCAGTACACTACTACTGGTTCACTCGAGTGGTCACAGGATCCTGAAACTGGCCAATGGAGCCAGGTGGAGACGATGTCTCCAGAACAACAATATCTTTATGATCAAGATATATACCGGAAAGCTGCTCTTGGCGATGTCGGTATGGGCATGCTTGGTCGAGTCCAGGACTCAGTAGCAAATCCCTTTAGTTTGCAGGGGATGACTGATGTTAAAGGCTACGATACTTCTGGTTTACAGCAGTGGGGTCAGGTTCCGGGCCAGGGCCTTGGTGGATATGGTAGCCTAGATTATAGCAAACTTGGCGCTATGCCGGACTCGGGCTTTGGAGCTGTCCAAGAAGTTCAGAAGGCGATGATGTCTAGGCTTGATCCTAGTCTTCAACATGGCCGAGAAGCTGAGATTGCTCGACTAAAGGCTCAGGGCTTCAATGAAGGTGATGAGGGTTTCAATACACAGCTTGGTTTACAGGATCAACGCCGTAATGATGCAGAACAGCAAGCCCTTCTCGGGGCTGCTACTGAATACGGCAACATCTTTAACCGAGGTATGGATGTCCGTAAGCAAGGAGCTGATGAGGCATACAAATCAGCCCAGTTTGGCAAAGATGTACGTTCAAGGCAGTTTGACGAGCAACAACAGGCATCTGAGTATGCCAATGCACTTCGTGGTTCACAGTTTGGTGAACAAGGCATTTTGAGAGGTGCCTCTGCCGATGATCGAACCAGGCAGATGAACGAAGCGCTGATGCAGCGCCAGATGCCATTGCAAGAACTTCAACAGTTCATGAGTGGTGTCAGTGGCCAAAATCCAAGCTTTGAGAATTATAATCAAGCTGGTAGAGGTACTGCAGCTGATATCTATGGTGCCACAGACAAGGAATACCAGGCCCAGGTAGCAGCAACTAACGCCAAGAATGCGGCTAGTGCAGGGCAGACCGCAGGACTAATGAAGCTTGCTGGTTCAGTTGCAGGCTCGTTCTTTGGACCTGTTGGTACTGCAGTCGGAGGTGCGCTCGGTAGTTACCTCGGCGGTGGTGGAGGTGGTACCGTCACAGGCGGCAGCGGTCTAAAGATGGGAGGCTAACATGCCTATCACTGACTACGAATCAAGAGCAGACAAAAATAAGCGGGCGCTTGCTCAAGCAGCAGCGCTCCGACAACAAGCACTCCAGGAAGAGATGGCTAAAGGACAAATGGTGTCCGGGCATTATGTTGCCCCTCATTGGACACAACAGTTAGGCCCCCTTGTTAACAACGTTTTGGCTGGTGTTACGGAGCGTGGTGCCCAGAAGGATCAGACCCAGCTCGAGAGCGATATACAGACTGGACATAACGAATGGATGGGAACACGCCCTCAAGAGCGCACCAGGGAACTGCCTGGCCCCACTGAGACAGGGGAGCCCCTTACACAGACTACTGTCCCCACACGGGATCAGCAGATCGACTGGGCTTCGCAGGGCATGAAGAATCCCCTTAGCAAAGCTATTGCCGCTAAGTATCTCGAGGATCAGCTTATCCAGGATCCGATCAGAGAAGATAATCGGAAGTTCAAGCACATTGAAGCAGAAGAGGCGCGGCAAGGCAAACTTGATCTGTTGTATGAGCAGGGCCGTAACAAGCTTAACGAACTTGATCTCAAGTACGCTGCTGCTGGGGAAGACCGTAACCTTAAGGGCGAGATTGAAAAGCAACGCAATATCACCAAGCTCAAGGTTGCTGAAATCGAGAACGCCAGTCGAGTGAACGCCGCAGAGATTAGGGCTAGGGCAGCTGGTGGTGGTAAAGCAGCTAAACCTGTACCGAATACCATCATCAAAACAATGACAGAGGCGCAGTCTAGTGCCTCTGGTTTGGGTGATTCCTATACCACCTTTGATCCTAAGTATGGTGGTGTGGGCGGCTATGTTGATAAGCTCTCAGGCACCTGGAATCCATGGTCAAGCAAAGACTCGGATGCTGCAGCGAACTGGTGGAAGAACTACGAGAACCAGGCTTCTCTAGTTCAACGTCATAGCATGTTTGGTACTACACTGAATGCAGGTGAACGTCAGGCATGGGAGAACGCTACCATCAGACCAGGCATGACGACCCAGGCGATTCAACAGAATCTGAAGATGCGTGCCGAGCTTGCTGCCAAGCACTATAATGAACTGCGTAAGATCTATGCCCGTGCTGGTTATGGTGCAATCCCTGAGGCATTTGATGAGGTTGCTGAAAGTTTTGAAATGCTGAATCCGGGACAGGTAGATACGCCTGTACAGACCCCACCACAGGTCAGACAACCAGTGGCCCCACCTCCACGTGTAGCACCTGCACCCCCATCCGGTACCCAACTTAAGCCGTTGCCTGGCGGATTCACGCGAGGTTAAGTATGAAGTATAAATACAAGTCACCAGAGGGCGAAGCCTTTACTATTGAAGCTAGGTCTCAGGACGAGGCCGACGAGCTTCTAATGTCTCATGTTGCAAGAGATATGCAGATACCTGCAGCGCAGCGTAAGGCAGAGACCCATGCGCCTGTCAAGGTCGCCCCCATGAACGTCGATCCCGCTGAGGGGATGAACGTCTGGGAAAAGGGCATGGTCGGTATGGGTGGTGGCGCCCGTAACGCCTATCTTGGTGCTAAGAACTTCGTCGGTCTTGGTACCGACGAAGAGCGTGAAGAGCGTAAATTTTGGAATAAGAGCAAAGAGCATCTCGGTGCCGCAGGTACAGTTGGTGAAGCTGTAGGAGAGGGCGTCGCAACACTTCCAATTGGTGGCGCTGTTGGCATGGGTGCCAAGGTTTTGACTAAGGCCCTCCCTTGGGCACTCCGGGTTGGCAACGTTGGTGGACGGGTAGCAAATCTAGGAACCTTAGGGAGGGCCGCCACTGAGGGGGCCGCATCTGCCGGGGTTGTAGGTAATGCAGAGGATGATGATCGTAATGCTAGGGATAGAGGTGACGATGCCATTGAAGGCGCCGGAATGGGTACTGTCGGTGCCCTTGCAGCTGGTGGACTAGGCAAAGTACTAGGTAAAGCTAGTAATTTAGTTGGTGGTGCGTACCGTGCTATTACACCAAAGAGTAGTGCCCAGCGCCATGCTGCCGAGGCTATGTACAAGGAACTCGAGAATGAAGGCGTCAATGAAACAGCACGCCTTATTAGGCATGCGCCTCCCTCAATGTTACCTCAAAGTACAGCTGCCATTACGGGTAGTCAGAGACTCTCAGCATTGGAACGTGGAGGTCGTAATCGTGGAAATGAGGATTGGACCTCTCATGATGAGAATGTCCTTCGCTCGGCCTGGAATGAGTTAACCAATACGCCGATTGGGCATCAATCACAGGCTGGTGACGTTCTGAAGGAAACATTCATGAGGAACGGTGTTGTAGTAACACCGAAGGTAGTGGGTAGAGACATCGGCTTTGAGGTCCCTCACTTAGAATCGCATCCCCTTAGACAGGCCCTGGGCAAGTTACAACCAGGTTTAACCCAGGTTGAAATGGATCGAGGCAAGCAGATCGCCAATGAACTAGCTAAGCATGAAGCCGCAGCTACTGGCCCCGGTCGGGCAACCCCTGAATCAGGGGGCATGTCTTCACTTATCTCTAATGGCTTGGCTATTGCTTCTGCAGCTAAGGGCTCGCCAACACTCTGGAAGATTCGCTCTGCCTTCAATACTGTAGCTGGCCAAAGCAATAAAGAAACAAACAAAGCCATTGATGCAGCATTACTTGATCCTAATAAGTTCATGGATCTAGTTCAGATCATTCAAACAAAAATAGATACAGGTCGACCGCTTAGTCATGGTGAAGAAGTACTTCATCAGATCCTGCTTGGCACTAGTCGCCAGGCAGCTGTTGAATCAACGCCGAAGGTACAGTAATGCCGCGTGACTCAGGTGGAACCTATACCCTGCCGGCTGGTAATCCAGTCGTAGACGGGACCGTCATTGAATCGGTGTGGGCAAATAGCACACTCAATGACATAGCACTGCAGCTTAACAATGTACTGACTAGGGACGGTGTCCTTGGTCCGAATCAACCTGTTAAGTTCATTGACGGCTCAGTTGCTCTTCCAGGCATAGCCTTTGCGGCGCAACCTGGTTCAGGCATATACCGTGCAGCACCAAGTACTGTGGGCTTATCAGTTGCTGGCGTCTCCCGCCAGACATGGGCCCCCGCATTAACTAGTATTGTTGGCGATTTTGCTGTAGGCGGAAATCTAGCAGTTGCGGGGACAACTGCCTTTACGGGAGCAATTACGCTTCCTGTTGGAGCCAGTGGTACCATGAATGGTACGCTAGTTTGTACTGCACCAGAAGTACTTCAGATTACAAATGCCGCTGGTGCCATAGTTTGGCGTGTCCCGTCTACTCAGAATCCTCCTGGTGTTGTTCTTCAGCGTACTGGTACAGACGGGCTATATGTATCAGCCGGGGTCAGTGGTATTGTCTTCAATAACCCTAATGGAAATCTTGAATACGTTAGTAACTACCTCAGACCATCTTCCAATGCAGTACTGGATCTTGGTGATCCTACACACCAATTCAAGAATTTCTACTGTCAAGGTATTGGTGTTTCTGGCGGCATCACTGCTACATCTGCCACCATTAATGGGAGTGTAGGTGTTAGCGGCAGTGTTACACTTAGTGGTACGTTGTCAGCTGGCACTCTTTCCACAACTGGTGATGTCTTCTGTTCATCACTCTACTCTGGTGGTGGACCAATCTTTGGAGCAGCCCAGCAGATCATCGGTAACATCGCTGGCACAGTATTATTCGGTATCGCGGGACAATCAGGTATTGGCGGAAAGATGATACTTGTTAGAGGTGCTGATATTAGTGGATTTGCTTTTTGCGCAGCCTACCTTGCTGCAACAACGGTTTCTGGCGGTGGTGGGGCAGTAGTGACCATAGCTGGACTTGGTCGTGCAGGTTCAGCTAGCCCAGTACTTACTTTTGGTTCATCTGGAAATAGTGTTACATTGAGTGTCAGTGCTGGTGGCAACCTTACCTACGTTAGTGTAGTTGGATAGGAGTTTAATATGGACGGATTCAAACAGGCACGCAGGCGTAAAAAAGGGGAGACGACAGTCCCCCCTCCGACACCACCAGGGCCCCCTACTCTTGCACAGGTAGCCCGGCCAACGACTCAACGAGAGAAAGAGAAGCAGGCACGGGCGTTGGCTGCGCTGCTCCGGGGTTAGACTTACGCCGTTCCTCTACCTGCTTAAAAACCTTGTTAAAGGTATTGTAGGATCGAGCCAGGG